GGTCCACGCCCGCCGCGTCGATGGTAGCCGGGAGGACCACCACATCCTGTCCAGCAAGGAACGTGCTGCCGTTGTCTGCCTCGCTCCCGCTTACCGTGTAGTGAGCCGTGAGAATGGAGGGGAGGCTCCTGTCCAGCTCCGTAGCCAGCCCCAGGATGATGTCGTTGACAAGGGCGGTGGCGTTCCGGTTCTCCGTCTCCTTGTCGGCGCCGGGGCAGAAGAGGCGCAGCCGCGCCTTGTCGAAGCCGGGGACGGCCATAATCTGGACCGGCCCCTCCGATGTCACCAGGCGTTCCACCCTCGGCTCGGTGTAAATGTGTAGGTTCTTGAGGTCCGGCGTTGCCTTGCGGATGACCTCAAAGGCGCGGGGGTTATCATGGTTCATCGTGCCGAACAGCAGCACCACCGCGTCGCTGTACTCGCACAGAGGGACGATGAAGCGGGAAATGGCGTCGTTGACGTCATCCAGGGCGGTATCGGCCCACACGCGGGACCGATTGAAGAGATCGCCCGCGATGATGGTCACGGTCGGCCCCTCCGTCCGGGCCTTGTTCACAATGGCGTCCATGCACCGCAAGGTGTCTTGGCGGCGCAGATTTGCGCCGTCCTTGGTGGGGCCTGCCAGGTCCCCCAGGTGAATGTCGCCGGTGTGCAGTATCTTAATCATGGCCTTTCGCCTCCTCATCCTCTCGCTTCTGCGCCCTCGCGCCGTCCAGGTAGGCCGCCCAATAGCGGGCATCGTCAAGGTTGTAGCCGCTCTCTTCCTCCAGCCGCTTTTCCGCGAACTCAATAACCGTCATCTCCGCGCTCCTTTCATCTTCTCCTGACACTCAGGGCAGAGGACCCGCCCATAGGTGCGCTGACTATACCCGGCAATGTCCTCCGCGCTCCACTTACGGCCATTCCTGCTCTGACCGCCGGTAATCTCCCGGCGGCACTCCGAACAGAACACGCCCTGCGGCTCCGGGTCCGCCCAATCCGGGGCAGCTCCGTACTCCGGCGATCTGCTCCAGCTATCCTCCGGCTCTTCCGGTGCCTCATCCCAGGGCATAGGCCCCTCATCCTCGTAGGGGGTGACGGTCTCGGCGGCCTGCGCCGCCGGGAGGCTCGCCCTGGACGCCTGGGTGGGCATCTCAAAGAGCATACCCATCGACTGGAGGTAGTTGCTCGCCACGGCCTGCTTGATTTCCGGGGCGTCCAGGTTGGGGACCACGCGGGCCACGACAAAGGGCTTTTTCAGTTCCTCGTAGGCGTAGGTCCCGGCCAGGCCCAGGGCGGCCCGGATAGCCCGCATAAAGGCTTTGCTCTCAGCCATGGCGGTGCGGTGGGGGAGGAAGCGCCTGAACTGTTGACCGTTGGATCCGTCTTTCATCCCGGCGGCCTCCAGTGTGCAGTCAATCTCCTTGGTGGCTTTCATCAGCCGGAAGCCGCCGGACGGCTCCGGGACCCGGATAGTCACGGTGACAGCTACGTCGTGGACGTGCTCACAGGTGCCGCATACCCTGGGCTTTCCGGTGGCCCGTGCCATTTCAATGCACCGCTGGCAACCCTCGGTCCGCTCGGTGGCGGTGTCCACGATGCTGATGTTGGCCGCCGCAGCCAGCTTCATGCCGCCTACCTTGGTGATGGCAAAGGCGCTGCTGGACTTCTCGTAGTAGATGTCCTTGCTCGGCCCCCGGTTGGAGCTGTCCTGCCGGACGTCGAGCTGGACCTCGGAGACGGTGATCCGCTGGAGGTTGCTCGCTACCTGCATGGTGGTGACGGGGACCAGGACGTTGTACTTGTCCTTGGGGTACTTGTTGAGTTGGACGATGGCATTTTCCATATTGGGTAATCTCCTTTCGGCTTGACAGGGCCGGTAGGAATGTGCTACAATAACTCCAGGTTAGTTATTTTCGCGCTTGGCCGCTTCCCGTTGCACCGGGGGCGGCCTTTTCCTTTCCTAAGCCAATCAAGATGATGTCGTTGATACTCTCTTCCAGCTTCCGCAGGAAGTCCAGGGCCTCCATGAAGTCGGTCCGCTCGGAGGCATCTATCACGCCGTCAAAGGCGATTTCCTCCAGGCGGTCGGCCACGTCTTGACCGTCCTCGATGAGCCGCCGGACCCTGAGCGTCGCATGTGCAAGAGGGCGGTCGGTGGCCGTTCTCCCGATTGCCCGTCCTACCGGACAGGTAGCGCAATACCTGGGTAGGATGTCCGGGCTTTGGTAGCACTCTGCATAGACCAGGGCGTCTTCCGGCTCCATCTCCACGTCGCCGCGCTCATGGCGTCCTATGGTCTCCGGCGAATACGGAACAACGGTTGACGCCGTTCCCCGGCTGACAAATCCAGCCCTCATCCTTGCCTCCCGCAGATACGCGGGGGGCTTTTTTGTTGCTGCGATAGCCACTCTCATTCACCCGCTTTCTGGTATGATTTTGGTAGATGGTTCAGACCTGGGGCGCGATGCACTTCAACCGGCGGGCGGCTCTCATGGCGTTGTCGGTCAACTGCCGCTGCCATGCCCCCTGCGACGGCGCCCACCGGAAGCCCTCTCCCTTGAGTTCAGTTCGGATGTCCGCGTCGGGTTTCCCATCGAAGATGATCTGGAGGCGGTTCTCCGCGGTGTTCACCACGACCCGGCCCCCGTCGAACTCCCAGCCCTCCGGGGTGTTCTCGGTCCGCTTCTTGAGTTCTGCGATCCGGCCACGGATGCGCCGGATATTGGCGTTGTTGTTCTGGAGCGCGTAGGCCGGATAACCGATGCGCCCGCAGAAGTCCGGCGCTCTGAGCTTGGCGATGTCCTCCGGGGTGTAGCCCAGCTCCGCGAGCTTGGCGTCTCCCTTGGCCGGGTCTTTCATACGGATGGCGGCGTTGGCCGCTTTCATCATCTCCTGGTTCTTCTCCAGGGCGGCGAGCTTCGCCTCCAGCTTCTCCACGGCCTGCGGGTCATCGGAGCTGATACCGCCGGTGCCGACGCTGCGGATTTTATCAAGCAAGCCCTGGATGTGCTTCCACTCTTCGAGCCTGCGCTCTTCGGCCGCATTCTGCTTCTTTTTCTTTTGAACTGGGAAGTTCGCTCTGCCAGATACCAGCATAGAGGGGCAGCGGGCGGCAATGGCATACTCGTCATTCAAATTTTCTGCCAATTTCCGACAGTAGAGGTCAAGAAGCCGGTCGATTTTCTCATGGTACATGGGGTCCACGCGCTTCTTCTGGCGCTCGGCCAGCTCGGTAGCCTCATCCACCTGCCTCCGGTATGAAGCCGTGGCGCTTCCCTCGCGGTAGGTATAGTGGCTGTTTAAGTCGTTGGCGGTGCGGGCGGCCTCTTCATTGATGGTGTAGTAGCTCATTTCTTCGCGGCTCCTTTCTTAGTCTTCACAATGCAGATCAGGGCCTCGCTTCGCCACATATCGTAGATGTCCTGGAGCTTGTTGGCGTTGCGGTAGTTCCGCATACTGTCATAGCGCTTCTTAGCCTCTTGCGGGGTATCGTACTCAAAGACCATGTTCTTTTTCTCGCTGTCCGCGAGGAATGCCTTGAGCGCGGTTGTCTCTTCGCTGTCCTTACGGCTATTCTTCCGCTGGGGAAGCACTTGCAGATTGTAGGTTATTTTCACGCTTATTCCTCCTATGCCGAGTACACAAGATGGTCCTCGGTGATGATGTCTTCCCAGGTCATGCCGTCCGTGCCTGGGATGGGGTCATCCAGGCTCACGGTCTTAATGCGCCTGGATTGCTTGCGCTGCTCGTTGCCGATTGCACTCCGCATGGCAGCACAGGCGATGGTGGTAAACTCATAACGGTAAAGGTCCGGGCGGGCAAACCACCGCTTCACAGCCAGCAGATAGCCG